CCACCCGCACTTCGAGCGAACGTGGACTACGTGTTCATCCTCAGGGAAAACATCATTCAGAACAGAGAGAAACTCTACAAATCTTTCTTTGGCATCTTCCCGTCCTTTGACATGTTCAACAAAGTCATGGACGCGTGCACGGAAAACTACGAGTGTCTGGTTTTGGACAACACCGTGAAATCGAACAAAATCACGGATTGTGTGTTTTGGTACAAAGGAAACATCAGGAAAAACTTCCGCGTGGGCGCGCCCGAACTCTGGGCGGCGCATAAGAAGATGTACAACCCCAAACACATGCAGGACCGTCAGGGGGACCCGAAGAAGATGTCGAAGAAGACTGCGCTCACAGTGACCAAAAAGAAATGAGCTGATAAAATATGTCAGACGACGTGGTCACGTACAATCTGAGCGATTCCGGTGAGGGTATGGTGTCCTTGTCCCCACCCCCTGTCCCGGAATTGCAGCAACAAGTGCAGAGCCAGAGCACGGCGTTTGTCGCCGATGAAAAAAATGTCCGCCAAGAACATATGGATTCCACCGCCATCTCTGAAATCATGGAGCCTGAAATGGTTCAACCCGCCGACCCCAGGATGCAAGGAGTGATGCCGCACATGATGGCACCGCACGCCGGTGCCCCCACGTCCGCGGGATTCGCCATGCAACAACAACAACAACCACCAGTCGCGGAGAAGCAAAACCCCATGGGTCTCACGGATGACCAAATGACGGCGTTGTTAGTGGCGGCGTGCACGGCGGCGGCGGTGAGCAAGCCGGTGCAAGATAAGTTGGTGACCTCTGTTCCCAAGTTCCTTAACGAACAAGGGAGCAGAAGCGCATTCGGCCTCGCGGCCACGGGCGCGGTAGCTGCGGTTCTTTTCTACTTTGGAAAGAACTACATCTGAGCTCATTCCCAGTTGAGGTTGCTGTAGATGGACCGGTCGATACCGATGTAATAGGTCAGCAACGCCCCGACGGTGAACGTCACCGTCAATAAGGCACTCACTTCAAGTGTCTTCTTGACGTCCTTCCCGAATTTATCGAAATCCTCCTTCAAATTTTTAAAGTAGGAGTGCACAGCGTACGTGAGAATGAGCGCGATGGCGGTTGACGTGAAGAAGAAGCTTCGGTCCACGGCCAGACGCGGCAGTCGGTTCACGACGAGACGCAAAAGGTTCGGCACGATGAGAGTGATGAGCAGGAGACGTGCGGTGTAGTTCTCGACGACGACGGGTAGGAGCGCGGTGTAGAACACGGCTATCCAGTAGGCCACCGCCATGTACAAATCATTCGCGGGTGTGGACATGTTTTACTTACTATAGAATTACATTTTATTTACACGTCCTGAACTTCTTTCCCACAGAACGGTGTCTTCTCTGGAATCTTTTCGTAGATTCCCAAGGCCACGGCGATGTCTCGAAGTTCGATGTAATTGTTCCAGTACGCATCGCTGTGGTCGTACTCGTCCACTGTGCAGTGCGCGAGCTCATGGAGGAGGATGTGAAACACCTCATTCACCTGACCGTCGATGCACACGCCAACTTCGAAGCCCTTGTTGACGTTGTATCCCAAGGCACCGTCCCACGAACGATAGTACGCCGTGAGGGGTTTTGGCGCGTGTAATTCCTTGAACTTGCCCTCGCGCACCAGAGCTTCTCGAAGCGTGGTGTACTTCTCGCGCACCTGTCGCAGTTTAGGGGGTTCGCGCGTGTTCAAAAACACGTAGATGTTCACGAGAATGATCATCAACCACATCATTCTACTTTCTATATGTAAAGATAAATTTAGAATACATCTGCGAGACCGCGTGTCCTGTGAGCGCACCCCAATGCACCAAGTGAAACCCATGCTGTTCCAACGTCGTTATGAGTCGGTCCTTGTACGCGATGGGTTCGCTTTTCGCGCCGTCGTCGTAGTACGGCGTGTCCGCCAAGTTCACGAACAACTTTTCACCAAACCCACCCTCCGGTGTGCCTTTCATGAGGAAAAAGTTCCCCAATGCGTCTTGCATGGGTGTGCGCATGATCACGGCGTCGCTGTCGGGAATGATGCCCGCGAGCGTCCCCCCTGGTTTCATGCGTTTTCGTATCTCTTTGATGCTTCGGTAGAACAAGTCCGAAGAAGCAAAGATGTAGTGCAGACTAAAGTTGTAACACACGACGTCGTACTTTCTGTTTGGACACGCCGTGATGTCTCCCACGTAAAAATTCACCTGCATCTTCAATCCCATGGCCCGACTCTTGGCCTCCTCCAAAGCTTCCACACTCGGGTCGCACATGCTCAAGTTCGCGCCCATGTGTTTCCACTTTTGCAAGTCCCCGCCGTATCCACACCCGACGTCGAGGACTTGGAAACCATCTCGACACACAGCCTGTATGATTTCCCTTTTAAAGAGATTGTGGGATTTTCGAACGTCGTCCATCTCATTTTCAAATAATGAACGCACCTAACCCTTATATGGGTGCTTATGGACCCAGAGATTGCACACCCATTTCTCACCCCGAGACACGGGCTTGCCCCCGTGCCACGCCTTGCTCGTCATGAACTCGTAGTTGTCGAGGTTTTCGAACAGGAGACAATCCCCCGTGCTCAAGCGGTACTCCTGTTTGATGTTCGGGAACGCCGTCGCCCCACCCTCGTACTCCTCGTTCAGGGCGACGATGAACGTGTACATCCTCGGATTGTCCCCATCTGTAAAGCAATCGTAATGGGGCTTATAGAATCCACCTGGACGATAGCGAAGGACTTGAAGTTTTTCGCAGTTTTCCGACGGTCGGTCCACGTGTTCGAGACATCGATCCATGAGTTTACGCACCACCGGGTCGTCCCTCCCGAGCCACGCCGTCTCGCTTTGACGCACGTTCATGTTCACTTGGTGATGACCCCCGACGGTGGATGTGTGCAGCCTGGGTAGTGCCAGGCGCTTGATGTGCTCGCACTCGTCCTTGGTGAGGACCTGGGATATCTTCACCGGTCGCTGGTACCGAGGTATCATGAACCACACGAACACGATGAGTGCCAGAATGAGAAGCATGTTATGTTACACTCAGAAATTTTCTATAAAGTACGGCGTCACGCACTTGTACCTATCGTGTATCGTGCGTATGACACCGTTCGTGTACTCCGTGAGCAAGCGAATGTTCTCCAACACCTCGTGCTTCGGTTTCCCTAGCACGTATTGACGCAGTTCATCACTCGACGTGTCTAAAAACATCTGGAACAGGTGCGTGACGTCCGCAGCCTTGGCGTTTTGTTTGTCTCGACGCTGTAGCTCTTTTTTGAACGCGTCGTCATCAATCTCGTGTAGCATGTATTGCACGCGCAGGTACACGTTGTCTTCGCGCACGACCCATCGCCAGCGAAGTTCACCCTCGATGCGCAGCAGCGACAGACGCACGGTGAGCAGTTCGGTGCATGACGGCTCCTCGTGCTGACGAATCTCCTGATAGGACGGAAGCCCACCGCACGGGATGTCCCCATGTTCGCGGTTCAACGCACTCGTCTTCCTCTTAAATTCCAAGTAATGTGGGTTGTGAATCTTACCCACACAAATGACCCCTGTGCGCCAATCGAACGCCGTCTCGCACATCGTGCACCACATCTGCGAACACCCCGACGTTTTCTGTATCATCTCCCCACACTTTGGACACGGCTTTGTGTCTTTGTTCAAGAGCTGCATCGTCTGCACCGCGTCTGGGTCGCACTCGTGCGCACCATCGCCGCACATCGTGTCGTTGCACTGCGCGCAAAAGTGCTGACGACACAATCCACAGTACCAATCTTCGTCCATGAACCCACGACACTCCCCGTTCGGACACTTGCGTACGAATCGGCGCTCATCCGTGTTCACGGTGGAGAGTCCACCGGTGCGCAACTCTTCGTACTCTATGAGGGCATCCGTGTACGCCGCGTGCATGTCTCGCAAGTCAGGATGTCTCTCGAAATGGGCGTCGTCCACGACTGGGATCGGGATGTGGTACGCGTTCAGGAGACGAATCAACTCCGAACGCAACTCGCGTATGGTTTCACGCACGTCACGCATTCGCAAAATACGTTCCACTTGGGGCTGTGTGTCCGGGAACAAGGCTCTTTCCCTTTCGTACAACACCATCTCCCTATGTCTTCTAAATTCCGTGTTTCGAAACTTTAACGTGCACCAACTGTCGACGAAATCCCGGTCCCATCGAGTCTTACAACCCATGCAGTGCGCGTCCTCCGCGACGCTCAACAAGTACTTTTGACAACACTCGCGACAACATTCGAAATCACAAAAAGAACACGAAACCTTTTTGTGATTTGTTTTATTCCATGATTCACAACACACATCACACATTTACCTATTTATTAACTAAAAACTTTAAACGGATCCAGTCCCTGTCGGATTTGAAAATCTTCGAGAGACGGGGTTTACTATTCTTGAAAAAAATCATCAACGCGTTGAGACGTCGAAAGAGACCAAGAGGGGGTTCACCCGCCTTGATGGCGCGCGACAGTGCCCGGTGCCTCGCGTACTTGGACATCTTCGCGACCCCCTTGTACCCGAACACGGCAAGGGACACGTTTTGACTCAAAGGAATGCGCACACCAACGATGGGAGAGTTCATGCTCTATTACGTATTAAGAAATTTATCCACGTCGAGCGGCTCTATTCACGGCTTCCGCGGCTTTACGCGATTTGTCGTTATAGTTTTCTGCGACTGACTTGAATGACTTCTGGCTCGCCATACTACTGCTTCTACTGAGATACCCGCGAGCGTTTTTGAATTCGTTGTTTCCAGCGTTCTGCTTTGCCTTGGCTGCGGCGGCTGCGGCGGCTACCGCAGCCTTTCTCTCCGCGTCCTTCCTATTGGCCACAGCCTTTTTCCTCTCTGCCTCCCTCCTGTTGGCCTCAGCCTTTTCCTTTTTCATCTCAGCTTCCTTCTTCTCTGCCGCAGCCTTTTTCATATCAGCTTCCTTCTTCTCTGCCGCAGCCTTTCTCTCAGCTTCCTTGCTGTTGGCCACAGCCTTTCTCTCAGCTTCCTTGCTGTTGGCCACAGCCTTTCTCTCAGCTTCCTTGCTGTTGGCCACAGCCTTTTTCCTCTCTGCCGCAGCCTTTCTCTCAGCTTCCTTCTTCTCTGCTGCCACCTTTCTCTCCGCTTCCTTCTTCTCTGCTGCCACCTTTCTCTCCGC